CCCCGAAAAGTCGCACGTGGGTGGATCATTGGCATAGTGAACAGGGCCGGCCGGGCATGACGATCGCGACGAATTTCGATGATGTCCTTGGGCAGCTTCAGGCCATCGGCCTGCTGGTGATGCCAGGCGACATCGAGATCGGGAAAAAAAAACGATGCCTGGTGAAGGACCTTGGGCCGGAAAAGCGCGGCTGGTTTCACCTTCATGAAGTTTCGACCTACGACGGGAAAGAAATCGTCCTGATTGGCGCGTTCGGCTATTCGGTCGGGGCAGAGCATTTTGTCCACAAGGTCAGTCTCAAACGAGACGACACCAAAAAGTTTTCCACAGAGCAAATATCCGCTTGGCGTGAAATGTACGCCAAAGCCCGCGCTGCAGCCGATGCAGAAGCCAGGCAAGCGGCCGAGGCCGCCGGAATTGCGGCAAGAAAACGCTGGGAATCCGCCGAGAATGCCGTAACCAGCCCTTACCTGGAACGGAAGTGCATAGCCGCCCACGGCGTCCGCATCGATCCGGAAGACCAGACGCTGCTCATCCCGGTCATGGACGTGACCAACCGGTTCTGTGGCCTGCAGATCATCTATTCCGATCCGGCCGTCATCAAGGAAAAAAAACGCGACAAGGATTTCTGGCCGGCAGGCGCGGTGACGTCCGCGCACTTTTACATGATCGGCGGCATTCCGCTCAACATCCTCCTGATCGCCGAAGGATTCGCCACCGCCGCAACACTGCACCAGGCGACCGGGCTACCGGTTGCCGTCGCCTACTTCGCCGGCAATCTGCTGAGCGTCGCACAAGCGTTGTCGAAAGCTTACCGAAACGTCAAAATTCTCTTCTGCGCTGACGACGACTACCTGCCGACCAAGACCGGATCCCCAAACCACGCCGGCGAAATCGCCGCCAGAACCGCCGCCGCAGCTGTCGGCGGAAGCTTCCTTCTTCCGGTCTTCGCTGCCGAACGGCCGACCGACCGCAAAGGCCCCACCGATTTCAACGATTTGCACACCCTGGAAGGGCTGCACGTCGTCCGTTCTCAGGTAGATGCCCACCTGTCGGCATTGGGTTGGCTGGATTTGAAAAAAGCATGCGCGAAAGAGATCCCGCATGGGGAGGGGGGGAAAAAGCGCCGGCCTGACGCCGCCAGCATTCTCGACCTGGATACCCTCGTTGAAAGATTTCTCCCGATCGACGACGGAAGCGGAGAAAGCCTATTTGACACCTGGACCAAGCGCATGGTCCACAAAAAGCAGATGATCGCCCTATTGCCCGCAGGCGTCCGAGCCGACGATATCAAGCGTCATCCCGAATGGATCGCCCGCGGCGCATACTACGTAGACGAAATCGGATTCGATCCGGCCGGCACCGACGAAAACATCAAGCTAAACACCTGGCAAGGCTGGCCCATGGCACCCAAAAAGGGCAACTGCCAGCGGCTCATCGAACTGATCGACTACCTTTGCAGCAACGACGAAACCCCCTTCGCACTTAGTCACTGGCTGCAATGCTGGATGGCCTACCCGCTGCAGAATCCTGGCGCCAAGATGAGCACAGCGGTGATCATGCACGGCCAGCAAGGCACCGGAAAAAGCACCGTTTTCCAGGCCCTGGTCGAAATCTACGGGGATTACGCCACCGTGCTCAACCAGCGCGGGCTCGAAGACAAATTTAACGCCGACTGGACAGACAGCAAGCTTTTCATCCTGGCCGAAGAGGTCGTGAACCGGCAGGAGATGTGGCACATCAAGGGCGAGTTGAAGGAACTCGTCACGGGATCATGGGTGCGGGTCCGTGACCTGCACCGAACGGCTTACCGGCAACGCAATCACATCAATCTGGTGTTCCTCTCCAATGAAGACCAACCCCTGCCGCTCGACAACGACGACCGCCGCCACCTCGTCGTCTACACCCCGCCAGAAAAGCCAGAGAGATACTACGATCTGATCCATGAAGAACTCATGAACGGCGGCATATCCGCCTTCTATGACCATCTGCTGAACCTCGACACCACCGGATTCCACCCCAAAAAACGCCCCCCCATGACCGTCGCCAAGTCGCACCTGTTGCGGCTGTCGCTGCCATCCGAACGGCGGTTTGCAGAGGACTGGATAAACGGAGACCTGGAACTGCCCGTCATCCCCTGCCTGTCCACCGACCTGTACAGCGCGTACCTGAGATGGTGCCGGACGAACGGCGAAAGCCGGCCGAGAACCAGCGCGCAGTTCTACTCCTCGATCCAGCACCTACCCGGCTGGGACAAACGAAAAACCCGCGTCTACGCCTCCCCTACCTCGGCAGAAACCACGCCGAAGCCCATCGTACACCCGCCCATGGAAGCCATCGTTGCAAACGGCACCGTTCGCCCTACAGACGCCAGCGACACCCGCTGGCAAACCGACTGCTGCGCCCGTTTCTCGGCGGCGATCAACAAGGGTTCCGAAAAGTGAGCTTGTTCCGGGCAAAAATGCCATTGTTCCGGGCACCCGGAACAGCCGAAAGCCGCATGGATACAGGGTTGTTCCGGGCGTTCCGGGCGTTCCGGCCTGACGCGCGTATACGCGAGCGCGTTTTTCACGCGCGCGCGCCTCAAAAAGATTTCTCGCGCGTATACGTAAAAGTACCCGGAACACCCGGAACAGCCAGTATTCATGCGGCTTTCGCCCGGAACGGTTGCCCGGAACACACCCGGAACACCCGGAACAGAACCCCATGACCAAGCCAATGCGAATCGCCATGCCGCTGGTCACCGAGTTCATCGACGCGCTGCGAGAAACCGGATTTTTCCATCGGCAACAGATCAACGAAAGCATCAAAGCCGGTATCGACGGCCAGCCTGTTTTCTGGGCCAAGGAGAACGGCCTGGAAGTTGGAACGCGGTTTCAGATCGATCCAGAAAAAGCGATATCGGGCTCCGACCTGTACATTGAAACGAAAAAGAAAGCGATCAAGCCATGACCACCGTCACCCAAGCCGAACTCGCGCGCAATCTCGGCGTCTCGCGCAGCTACGTTACGGCCCTGAAAGCGGCCGATCGCCTGGTTATCTCCGATGATGGCTCAGGAATCGAGCTAGAAGCCTCTCTGGCGCGAATCGACGCCACGCGCGACCCACAACGTGTCGACGTATCCGAACGCCACGCCAGCGCGCGCGCATGCACGCTCCTGAAGGCATCCCAAGCCAATCCGGAAGAAAACAAACCGCCTCCAGTTCCACCGGCGGAGCGGGGGGACCCCAACAGCTATCAAGCCGCACGAGCAATCAAAGAAATCTACGCCGCAAAAACTGCGCGCATGGAATACGAGCGCTCTATTGGCCAGCTGCTTGATCGTCAGTCTGTTGAAAACGCCGTCGAGGACACCATGACCGTCGTCCGCCAGCATCTCGAACAAATGCCAAACCGCCTCTCCCCGCAAATCATCGGCCAACCGTTAGACGCCGTTCGAGCCACCATCAAACGCGAAGTCCACGCCACCCTCACAGAAATGGTACGCGAGTTCAAAGCCCGCCTGCAGGAACTCACCCCATGACCACCATCCAGGTGAAAATCGACGGAATCGACGCGACGCTGGCCGCGCTTTCATCCGGAGCCAAGCAAATCTCATTCGCCGCGGCCCGCGCGTTGACGGTCACCGCGCATTCCGTCCATTCCGAAATCAAGAAAGAGCTTGGCGCCGGAATACAAGGAGGGCCCACCCCCTACACTCTGCGCGCATTCAAGGTACATGCGGCCACCGTTGCCACGCTCACGGCCAGCGTAGAGCTGCGCACCGACGCCCCGCAAGGCGGAACCCCCTACGAGCAAGCCATTGCTCATCTGTTCCACGGCGGCGTTCGCCGATTCAAGCGTCTCGAGGGGCTGTTGCGCGATCGCGGCCTGATCCCCGCAGGCCTGCAGATCGCACCCGGAAAAAAGCTCCCGCTCGACCGCCGAGGAAACCCAAAGCTCACCGAACTCAAGGAGATGGTCGGAATCCTCAGCTCCGGAATCCGGAATCTCCAGACCTACCGGCGCGCAGGAAAATCGAAAGAAACCAAAGCCCTTGGGTTTTTTGTTGTCATGCCCAACGCAACCGCTTCAAGATGGCTGCATCCCGGCATCTGGCGGCGCATTCGTAGCGGAAACGGCAGCGTAATCGAACCCTGGTTTATGTACGTATCCCCGCCGCCTTACCAGCAACAGTTCGACCTCGACAAGACCGCCCAAACCGTCGTCGGAAAAGTCTGGGAAAGAACCCTGACAGAATCTCTCGTCCGGGCAATGGCCACCGCTAAGTAGATGATATGGAAAAACCTTTGACAAATATGCCAAACGATGCAATTCAGGGGCCACGCAGCGGTCCCGCTGGAATGAAGGGTTGGTGATCATGAGCACAAGACAATGGGAATGCAGTACAGACCCTGACGACAAGAGCGGGGTCGCTGTGATTATTGTTCGTGGGAAAGAATTTCGCATCAAGCTAGAAAGTTTCAGTGACTTCCTAGACATAGGTCTGGCGCTGGAGGCTGAATTCAAACTCGGACGCGAGACGGCAGCGGATGAACTAAACCGGCTCATTGGAAATATGTTCAGAGATAAGTTTGGTGGTCCCTACGCATAGGTAACGGGCCGAGCCGGCGCAGCCGGCGAAGGTCCGCGTTGAGCGCCGTGTTTGGCGGCGCGGTTGATCGGAGAGAAAGAATGCCTTGGTACACGACAGCAGACACTAAGCGCGATGCAGAACGCGCAGGGCGCCCAGATTGGGCAAAGGTCGGCGACATGCTGACACCGATACCGTTTTGGAATGCCAGCGAGGGGCAGAAGCGGAACCATCTGCCGGCGAAGGCTGAGGTTTTGGACGTGATCCCGGCGCGCTCGCAAAGCGGGGTGCTGTACCGCGTGAAAACACTCGGCGGAGACTTTCGCGACCTAGACGCTGCGTGGTTTGAGCCGCCCAACGCTGAGGTGAGCTGACATTGCGCGGCTTTATGCGCAATGTCAGCTCGACCGCCGTGTTCGGCGGCATTTTCAAGGAGCAGACATGACACACAAGAACATCGAAACCGTGAAGCGAATTAACTTCGAACTGCTGGACATGCTGGTGAGCGAGCGCATTGGCGCACTGAAGATCTACGCGCAGAACATCGACAAGGCCGAGGGCGGCGAAGAAGTGCACGACGCGATTTGCCGTGACCTGATTCTGCCCTGCGTCTACACCCTGACGCAGTTCCTCGAAGCCATAAAATTTGACGAGGTGCAGCAATGAGAGAATTCTCGGCGCTGCGGAAAGTCCGCGATGGCGATTGGTCGGAATGATGCGCGCCATTTGCTGGATGTGCTACAGGATCGTGATGGCGTTGCCGCTACCGCTGCCCGACTGCCGCGAGAACCGCGCCTTTGCTTGGATTCTGGCGCGGGCAGGCGAGTACGCGAACCCGATGCCGCCGAACGGCGAGGTGAGGGGCGAGAGCCGGCTTGCCGGCGAAGCGTCCAGCGCCGAAGGCGCGACCTCGACCGTGATGTTAGGTGTAAAGGAGAAGTGATGGACTCTGACATTCTTGATGGGATCGCCCGTGTTCGTGTGGAGTTCTTGGCGGCAAACCTCAAGCCACCCACAACGATTTTGCTTGAGTCACATGAGGAAGGAATGCGCTTCCTCTCGGCGGTTCGGCAAACCAGCCAATGGGTTGTCGTGATCGGTAGCCCGGACCTCGGGCGGCCGGTTGAAATGGCGGATGGATCTGCGTGGATGGAGGTAACTGTGCTGGGCATCGCGGTGCGGTGGCCGGCGAACAGAACAGCGACGCCTGACGGATCGTGGTCTTACACCTAACACGAAGTAGACACCTGATTAGGTGCATAACGCAAATAGGGGAACGAAATGCAAATAGGTTACGACCCGCGGCTCCGCATCGCTCGGCATGAAAGCACCTAACACAAAATGAACCCAACCACCGCTTCCACCATCGCCCTGCGGGCCGCAGAGCGCGCATTTCGTCCCAAGGAGAATCTCACCGTCTCCAAGTGGGCGGACGCGAACCGCATTCTGGCCAGAGAAGGAAGCGCCGAACCCGGCAACTGGGAAACCTCGCGCACCCCCTATCTGCGCGAAATCATGGACCACCTCAGCGAAGACTCCCCAACCAGCACCATCCCGTTCATGAAGTGCAGCCAGTCCGGCGGAACAGAAATAGGCAGCAACTGGCTAGGTTACATCATGGACCACGCCAAAGGTCCCTGCGCCGTCATCATGCCCACCGAGAAAAGCCTCGGGGACTGGATGAGCCAGAAATTCGACCCCATGGCCACCAGCACCCCGGCGGTCGCCAACGTCATGAAAGGGCGCAGCAACAAATCCTCAGACAATAACGCCGCGCGCAAGCGATTCACCGGCGGAATCCTCTACACCAAAACCGCAGGAAGCACCGCCGAACTCAAAAGCACCTCGCTGCGCTACGCAATCGCCGACGAGGTCGACGAATACGACTGGCAAAACCTCCAGGGGG